CTGGCCGGCATCATCCCGGAAAACACCGGTGGTTTCGGGGACATCGAAAAGATCGATCGCGTGTACACCAGCAACGAGATCCGGCCGATCTGCCAGTTGTTCAACCAGCTTAATGACAAGCTAAGAGAAGACAGGCGCTTTAGCTGGAAGTCTGCTCCTGAAGCAGTGGATACAACTACTTGAACAAGCAAGCGGAGAGAAAGCCACTACATATTGTGGCAATATGGTGGCGATCAGCTGCCCCTGGGGAGGGACACAATGAGAGTTGTATGCAATTGCGGACACAAGGGCCGGATTGCCTCGCGGGAAGAGGTAACCAGAGCCTTTGTAAAACTGTACTGCCAGTGCCTGGACGCAAAGTGCGGGCACACATGGGTGGCAAATCTGACGTTCTCGCACACGCTCAGTCCGTCATCGCAGACATTCGAGCGGATGTTGATCGATCGCTTGCGGGAAATGCCCCGAGCGAAGCAGCGGGAGCTTTTCGAGCAGCTGGGATCGCAGGCGGTGGCGTAGCTACAAACCGCCAACGCTATTGCGCCGGCGATCGGGATCATTCAAGGAATGACGGTCAGCCCTCTACTTTCTCCTTTGGGTTGATTGCCAGTATCTCGGCCACGCGACGAACCTGTTGCTGTTCAGTGCGGCTCAGCCGGCGATACAGATCGATCAGTCGACGCTCAATGTCCGTGAGTACGGTAGTTTCCGACCCGGCGTTTTCGAGGTTGATGTGATCGTTCTTCTTGCGATCCAACATGCTAACTACTCCATAAAGTGCATTGCTGAATGGACTTTATGGGGTGTGCGCAACTGCTTTGGAATAAGAGATACCCCAATAAGTGTGCGGGATTGTTGGGCGTTAAGACCGGTGACGAGCGACGTCGTCGGCCATCGCTTCAAGGATGCGGCGAATAGCCTTTTGGTCATCCTCTGGAATGCTTCGGAACTGGTTTACCAGACAATCTTCGGCTTCCGTCAGTGCCTCATTCGGCAACGTCTTTCGCGATCCGTGAACGATATACGCAACGTCAAAATCGAGCAGAGAGTTAGCAAGGCTCAGGTAGGACGCAGGCGCATCACTGGCACCCGATTCGTAGTTGCCTTGGGTGCGTTTAGACACGCCAAGTTTTTCAGCCAGTTGATCTTGAGTCAGGCCAGCACCGGCGCGAAGTTCCCGCAGCCTAGCGCCGATCTCTTCAGAAAGAGTCAATATTTTTCCACTCGCATATTTACATTGGCAGTTTTTTGCCACATTCTGCGCTCGTCATCACACGAAAACGCAGAGATTTGCACTATGCCGAACACAAGCATCACCGAGCAAGCCCGCAAAAACGCGCGTGAAGCGCTGGAGAAGCGCGGTCAGTCCGCGAAAGATTTTGCTGCTTTGCACAACCTGAGTCCCAGCACCGTCTATGCGGTGCTGAGTGGACAGAGCCAATGTCGCCGTGGGGAGGCACACCGAGCCGCCGTTTTATTAGGCGTCAAACAAGGTGTGATCGAACAGTAATGGCATGGGCCAACGGGGAAAAGTAGAAGTTGAAAAGTCCAATCCTAGATACCCGCAAAGAAGTCATGAGCGAGATCATCCGCAGTTACACCGGCGGACGCGAAGCGGCTGCTGCGCGCTTGGGTCTGAAGCTCAAAAAATTCGACAACCATGCCTACGAAAATGCTGGTTGCAGTCCTCTAAGTGACACTCAAGTTTTCATCCTGGAGCGGGAATGCGGAACGCACCATTTCCCAAACTACGTCGCGTCGATGTACGGGGGACTGTTCGTACCGGTGGCTGATCCTGGAACGCTCGACAATGTCGAACTTTACAGACGCTCTGTGCAGGTTTCTGCAAAGCGAGGGTGTGTTGATCAAGCAATTGCCGCTGCTCTTGAAGACGGTTCGATCAGTGATGAAGAAGCCGAATTCATCATGGACGCGCATAACCTCCACGTAGCAGCAAGGCACGCTGAAGTGCTGGCTGCCATCGCTCTCTATCGCGCAGGAAAGGCTCAATGAACAATTTGTCTGCAGTACCGGAATACCAGGATGTCCTGCAGAGCGCCGCGCTGGCGTTTCTTGAGCGTCACCACTGCGAACACCTGAGCGACGATCAGCAACTGTTCAGCCGGGCTGTTCAACACCTGGTTGCAGACTACGACGTGCAAACGCAGGTCGCTGAAAAAATCGTTCACCTGGCAGGCACCACCATGGTCGCCGTTCGCGATCGGCAACGCCTGAACATCCAGGGCAGCACGTCGACGCACACCGTGATCGTTGATCCGGTCACCGGCCGACAATGGGCCGTACCGGTCAGCCTCATCTATGAGCGAATCATCAACGCGCCGGACCTTGGCCGCTTTCGCTTAGCCAACTCGTAACGCCAACCCTCACACAAACGCCTGCCCCGCACTCCGTGGGTTTGGGTGAGCTGCGCCCGAAATCGAGGTTTCAAGATGGGAAAAGCCGTAATTGTGACCACCCAGCTGCCACCTGCAGAGGCCGAAGCACTTCTGGCTGCGATGCGTGAGCAGTACCGCTTGAGCCTCAACGACTACTGGTACGCGGATGAATACCGGTATGTCCCGCAAGAAAAACGGCACAGCTCGATTCTCGAAAGAACTCCGGTGATGGCCGCCCAGAAACGCCTGATGGCCGCCCTATCCCTCAGCCTCAAAGCAGTGAAGTAATCATGAAAGAAGATCTCCGCCAAGACGTGTTGCAACGCCTCCAGTTCGACTTCGGATTGAAGCACCGCGTAGGCACCGATTATATGCGCGGTGGCACCTGCCCCAAGTGCAAGAAAAAGGAGCTGTATTCCCGGTTCGATACGCCATGGATGGTGATCTGTGGTCGCCCGGAAAAGTGCGGCCATACTCTTCACGTAAAGGAGCTGTACGACGATCTGTTTGAGGACTGGAGCAAGCGAGCGCCGGCTACGGACCAGTACCCCAACGCCACTGCACGGGCTTATCTGGAGTTCGCCCGGGGTTTTCGATTTGAACTGATCCAGGGTTGGTTCACTCAGGAAAGCTTCTACTCGCCCGAACACAACGCCGGCAGCGCCACCGTGCGTTTCGCCCTGGAAAAAGGCGGCTGGTGGGAACGGCTGATCGATCAGCCGCACCGTTTCGGCAAGATGAAGGCGCGCTTCAAATCCAAGGACAGCTATCGCGGCGTCTGGTGGTGCCCCCCTTGCGTCGACCTGCTCGAGGTAAAGGAAATCTGGATTGTCGAAGGGATCTTTGACGCCATTGCTCTGGTACACAACGACATCGCGGCCGTATCGGCCATGTCGTCCAACGCGTTCCCCGGTGACTCGCTCAAGGCGCTGATCAAAACCCGTGAGGGCGGCAAGCTGCCCAAATTGGTATGGGCGCTGGACAACGAATCGAGCGCCAACGCCTACACCCGGCGCTGGGTCCGCGAAGCCCGTGCCCTGGGTTTCGTCTGCGAGTCAGCACAGATCCCGCAACGTGACGGCCGCAAGTCTGATTGGAACGACCTGCACCAACGCTGGAATTTTATTCAGGACGACACCAAGCGCGCCGAACAGATCGCTTCGGACCTTAAACAGGCCCGCCATCAGGGCGCCCTGCTGCTGGCAGAAAGCGCAGCGGAAAAGGCCTTGCTCATGTACGACTGGAACAAGCGCGGGGAATTTCACCTGGGTTTTGGCAGCCGTCTGTACTGGTTCAAGCTGGACATGGAGAAATTCAACCGGGCCATGTCCGACATCGAGGACAGCGAGAACCACGACGACCAGCTGCTTAACCAGGCGCAACAGCGAGAGAAGGCGCTGCAGCAGTCCGGTAGCGTTGTGGAGATTGCCAACTGCTACCCGCAAGCCTTGTACTTTCAGCGCAACGAAGTCACCGACGAGTCCTGGTATTACCTGCGCGTGGACTTCCCCCACGACTCCGAAAGCGTGAAAAACACCTTCACCAGCGGCCAGCTGTCCGCCGCCAGTGAATTCAAAAAACGCCTGCTCGGCATGGCCGCCGGCGCCATGTTCACGGGGAGCGGTCAGCAGCTCGACAAGCTGATGAAGGACCAACTGTTCGGCATCAAAACCGTGTCGACCATTGACTACGTGGGCTACAGCAAGGAATACGCCTGCTACGTCTACGGCGATATCGCAATCAAGGACGGCACCACTTACAAGGTCAACAGCGAAGACTATTTCGAGTTCGGCAAGCTGCGCCTGAAAACCCTGCAGAAAGGCGTCCCGATCAAGCTGCAGCGTGATGGCAAAGATTTCAACGAGCAGTGGGTGCGGTTGCTGTGGACCTGCTTCGGCGCCCAAGGCTTCGTCGCACTGGTGTTCTTTTTCGGCTCGTTATTCTGCGAACAGATTCGCGCGCGTTACCAGTCCTTCCCGTTTCTGGAAGCCACCGGTGAAGCCGGTGCCGGCAAAACCACACTGCTCAACCTGCTGTGGAAACTGCTCGGACGCGAAGGCTATGAAGGCTTCGACCCGATGAAATCGACCAAGGCCGGACGCTCGCGCCTGATGGGCCAAGTCTCAGGTATGCCGGTGGTGTTTCTGGAAGCCGATCGCCACGGCGACGATCGGGCACACGCGAAAACCTTCGAATGGGACGAGCTGAAAGACTTCTACGGCGGCGGCACGCTGGCCACCAAAGGCGTCAAGACAGCAGGCAACGAGACGTACGAACCGCCCTTTCGCGGAACGATCGCCATCAGCCAGAACGCGGCGGTGATTGCCCACGAAGCGATCATGACGCGCATCGTCAAGCTGCACTTCGTACGCCCGACCGTGACCCCGGAGAGCCGTGCGGCCGCTGATCAGCTGAACGCATTGGACGGCGGCGTCCTCAGTCATTTTCTGTTGAAAGCGGTGGGTAAAGAATCCGCTGTGCTTGATCTGTTCGCCCAGGGAATGCCCGAACACGAAGCCAAGCTGCGCCGCCTGCACACGCACTGTTTTGCCTGCAGCACGGCCTATTTCAGCGACCAGGGCAACTGCAGCAGTTGCGGTTATGACCTGCGCGGCTACATCCGCGTGGAGCGGATCAGCAAGAACCACGCACAACTGCTCTCGCTGCTGGACGGGCTGCGCCTGGTGCTGAAATTGAGTGATCCGCAAGTCGCCGCCACACAACGGCAAATCGTCCGTATGGCGATCGAGCGCCAGGCTTCGATCAGTTCCGACCACCCTGCCGTCGCCGAATTCTGGGAGGTCTACGACTACCTCGAATCCTTGAGTGAGGATCCCGTGGTCGACCACAGCAGTGACCCGGCCGTGATCGCCATCAACCTCAACGAATTCTGCGAGCGCGCCGCCGAACACAAACAGAAGCTGGCCGACGTGGCCACGTTGCGCGACCTGCTCAAAGAGTCGCGATCGCGCAAATTCCTCGACAGCAACAAGGCCGTGCACAGCGCCGTACGCGCCGCCTTCAACCACCGCAACCCCGTTTCACAACCCCGGCCGACCACCGTCAAGTGCTGGACATTCAAGGCGTAAAGGAGAGCAACACCGATGCAGATTCAAGTGTTTATGGGCAATGCCGGCGACGGCAATACGAGCAAGCTTCAGTGGGTGCAAAGCCGCTTGGAATTCACCGGACAAAGCGCGCCGATCATTCAGGCCGGTGCTTACGGAGAGGATGGTTTGCTGCAGATTCTGGAAGTGCGGGTAGCCGCTGGCCAGCGCGAAATCCTCGTGGACGACTGCAGCAGGCAACAGATCTTGCGGGTACTGGAATGGCAATCATGTGTTGAGCATGAGCCGGATTTTGTCGACCTGGTGATCCATCTGGCACGAAAGGACTGATCTTAAAAACAGTGCCGAGGAGTTGCAGCTCCTCGACACCCGACCACTTACGAGGACCATACCATGCAAGCACAGAACCCCAGCAGCAGCGGCACGAAGGCTACCACACCGGCGCGGCACCTGGTGGCGACCGCGATCATCGGCGCCGCCGTCATCGGCTACTTGGTGCATAAAACCCCTGAAGCCCGAACGCGCCTGGAAAGCCTCAGCCAGATGGCCAGCACCCTGGGCGACCTGAGCGAAACGGATGTCGCCGTGATCAGCCAACTGCTGGCCACCCCGGCCACTCGGGGAGCGTCCCGCCATGACCAATGACCCTGCCGCAACACCGGTGCGCCGCTTTCCCTGGAACATGGATCACACCAGCGTGTGCGACCAGTGTGGCAAGTGGCGCGCTCAGGGCAATCACCAGGCCTGCAGCCGGCGGCGTCAGCTGTTGAATGCCCACCTGCGCCGGCACAAGCCCAAACCATAAGCCGCGTCCACCAGAAGACGCGCTTGCAGATACTTGGCCCGGAAACGGGCCTTTTTGTTTCCGATCGTCAGACTGTCGAAATACGAGTACAGCTTTAGGGGTTTACATGAGTGGGGTCGAAGCTCGCGGCAAGTCCGTGAGAATCTATTTTCAATACAAAGGGGAGAAATGCCGGGAAACGGTCCCGGGCGTCAACACACCGGCTACCGTGGCCCAGGCCAAGCGCCTGGCCGACATCATTGAATACGAGATCCAGACCGGCACCTTCGATTACGCCCGGCATTTTCCGAACTCGCCCAGGTTGGTGGAAAACACCTTTGGTCATTACCTGGATCTGTGGTTGAAGATCAAGGCCAACAGCGTCGCGGCCTCAAGCTACCGAGGGTACGCCAACAAGGCCGAAGTGCATGTGCGGCCACGCTGGGGCAAGGTGCAGATCAACCAGATTGATCACCTCGACCTGCAGGTGTGGATTCAGGACACGCTGTCGAAAACCCTGAAGAACAAGACCATCCGCGACATCATCAGCAACGTGCGCCAGGTATTTCGCTTGTACCGCACACGGATGAAGGTCGCGCACGACCCGACTGAAGGGTTGATGGTGCGCCTGCCAGATCCGGAAGCCCCGGACCCATTCACCCGCGCGGAAATCAAACAGATCCTAGACACCCCCACCAGCCGCACGCATGAACTGCTGATGGTGCAGTTCATGTTATGGGCAGGCCCACGGGTGTCGGAAACCATCGCCCTGGCCTGGGAGGATGTCGACCTGGCGCAAGGCACGGTGACCTTTCGCCGGTCCAAGGTACGCGGCGCCTACCGGGTGACGAAAACCCGCCGATCGACGCGCCGAGTGCGCCTGCTGGCCCCGGCGTGGGACGCCCTGCGCAAGATCGATGCGTTAACCCGCAAACGCAAAGCGGAAACCGTGGAGGTGGTCGAGCGGGACAACAAGACGGTTCGAAAACACAAACTGCACTTTGTGTTCCTGAACACCAAGACTGGTCTGCCGCATGCCAATGACTTCGTGGTGCGCGATCGTTTCTTCAAGGCGCATTTGCTAGCCGCCGGCGTTCGTTATCGAGGACCCGGTCAATGCCGGCACACCTACGCCAGTCAGTTGCTGACCACCGGGGTGGCGTCGATCGACTGGATCGCCGAACAGATGGGGCATACCAACGGCAACATGATCCGTCAGCACTATGGGACGTGGATCAATGAAGACGGACCCGACGTGGTGGGGATGTTGCAAATGGCCTTGAAGCTGTCACCGGTTACAGCTCTACATTGAATCCGCTCAGGCCACGCTTTCACCGAAGCCAGAAGGTCATGAAGTGGTAAGCCAGCCTGGGGGGGACTGGTTGCCACGCTGCGAAAAAAAGGCCGCCACACCGTGGCCAAGTGTGGGGGCCGATTGAACATAGGCTGGAATTACAGGAATCCAATTCGGAGCCCCAATTCAATGACGGCTTCGGTTTTGTATTCGGCTTTGTTGACATAGTTATTATTTGGCTATAGTGTTGACGTAAGTGTCAACTGAATACAGTGTATACAAACCGTTTTGGAGTGTTTATCATGGCCTCGCCTGTCCTGTCCTTTCGTGTGGAATCTGAGTTGATCAATCAGCTCGATCAACTCGCCGAAGCAACCGATCGGGATCGCCAATACCACCTCAAGCGTGCGTTAGCACGTTACGTTGAGTCCGAGTCTTGGCATTTTCGAGCCGTAGCTGAAGGCATTGCGGATGCAGAGGCAGGCAACCTAGTCGACTTGGATGCCGTTAAGGCTAAGTGGGTGGCCCGTGCCGAAAATCGCATTAACAAGCAAAGCGGACAGTGATCTCGATGGTATCTACGAGCACTACGCGCCGTTGTTAGGTGCTGAATCCTCAGAAGGCGTCGTGTTTCATATCATCGAAGCATTGCAGATGCTTGAGACCTTTCCTCAAATGGGCAAGGCTTCAGATATTCCCGATTGCCGCGAGCTGATAATCTCGAAATACCCCTATCGAGCGATTTACACGCTAAAGGGGGCGACGATCAGAATATACCGAGTGCTACATCAGCACGCCGAGCGTCCAGAAGATTGGTGAGCAGAGAGCAAGAAAACCGCCGTATAGGCGGTTTTCTTATGTTCGATTAACGGAAGGTTTGTAACTGGAACAAACCGCCTACTCACGCACAGGCTGACCATACAGCCCCTTCCCATCCTTGATATAGCGGCCTAATACGTAACAGGCCACTGGCGCCCTCTCCCCTGTGTTCGGTTCCGCCGAGGACACAACGGCGACAATTCGCCAGCCCTCTCGCAGCGCTTCATTGACCTCTGTGACACTGAATAGCTCTTGGACCTCATCCACTTCGTGTAACTGCATGGTGACTCCTTGTTGCCATAAGCTGCTCCAGGTTGGCGCAGCGAAGATGCCTTCTATTCGCTCTGTCTACGCAATCGATCCAGACTTGCCTACCAAGGCGACTCAATAAAATTGCCGTATCCGCGTTATCGCATCCGTAATCGCTTTCGCATTACCGTCCAGAGTTCCCATGGCTACGACTGCATTATCTGCAACGGACTTCACGCCATTCTCTGAAAGCCATTTAGTGACCTCCTCTATCGCCGCCGCCAAGGCATGCTGGTTGTGCAGAAGCAGTGTCAAAGCATCTGCTACGACAACGTTGGATTGAGCGTCAGATGGCAT